ACTCTTGTTCCTAAAACGCCCAAAACGCCACGCATTATTGCTATCGAGCCGACCCATATGCAGTATATGCAACAGGGTCTGCTACGCTGTTTTGTGGAATGGATCGAAGGGGATCACATCCTTTCATCATTCATTGGATTCTCAGACCAGGACCCTAACCGGTTTATGGCTAGAGATGGCTCCATCACTGGGGCCCTCGCGACACTAGATCTTAGTGAAGCATCTGATCGTGTTTCGGTTGAGCATGTACGTTGTCTGCTAAAGCACCATAACCTCCTTTGGGAGGCTGTTGATGCCACGCGGACACGGAAGGCTCAAGTACGAGGACATGGGATTATCTCCCTGTCCAAGTTTGCGTCGATGGGCTCCGCTACTTGCTTCCCTGTTGAGGCCATGGTCTTCTTGACCGTGATTATCCTCTCCATAGGTCGGCAGCGTAACCACCGTATATCCATGAAGGAATTAGAGAACCTTCGTGGCAAGGTGCGCGTCTTCGGTGATGATTTAGTTGTCCCCGTCGAGTATGCACAAGGCGTGATCGTGGATTTGGAAGCTTTTGGGTTCCAAGTCAATAAGAGCAAGAGCTTCTGGACTGGAAAGTTCAGGGAGTCTTGCGGTAAGGAATACTACGACGGTTACGATGTCTCCATCGTTAAAACCCGTCGCCCATTCCCCACCTCACGCACTGATGCGTCAGAAGTTGAATCGTTGGTAGTGTTCAGAAACTTCCTCTATGAGGAAGGCCTTTGGACTACTGTCACGTGGCTTGACAATAGAATCAGGAAACTGATTCCCTTTCCCATTGTCGAGTCAACTTCTGTCGGGTTGGGCAGAACCTCTTTTCTCCCGGTCTTACAAGGCCGGATAAGGATGAGTGGTGATAATGATCGCGGCCAAGGTCTTCAAAGACCTGTTGTGAAAGCCGCGGTTGTTAACGGTAAACCTCCAATTTCCAAGTTGGATGGAGCCGGTGCCCTTCTCAAGTGGTTCCTTAAAGAAGGGTTGGACCCCTTTGAAGAAGGATCCTACGAGCGTCAGGGACGTCCGAAGGCCCTTAACCTAAGGGTCCGGTTGGTGCAGCCGTACTAAGGCGGCACTGTAAAGGCGGACGCAACCCCATAGGGGTTGTGGCGACCATGCCTTAAAAAGGTCGCAGAAGAGGGACGGGTGTCCCTTTTCCAAAGGGACAAGTGGTCATAACGACGTTATCGTCGGGGTGACGCACCTGTCAATCTTTGAAGGGGATGCCTCTACGGCTAACGCCGTGGCAGAG